ATTAAATGCAAAGATGATCCAGTTTATTTTGCAAGAACCTACATTAAGATTGTAAACGTTGATGAGGGTCTTGTTGGATTTGATATGTGGCCTTTTCAAGAGAAGTTAATACAAAGATTCCACGAGAATAGATTTAATATCTGTATGATGCCTCGACAGACTGGTAAGTCTACGACATCGGTATCATATTTGTTACACTATGCAATATTCAATGATAATGTAAATATAGGTATTCTTGCTAACAAGGCAGCAACTGCACGAGATCTACTTGGTAGATTGCAGATTGCTTATGAGAATTTACCTAAGTGGATGCAACAAGGTATTCTGACTTGGAACAAAGGTAGTTTGGAATTAGAAAATGGTTCCAAGATTATGGCAGCATCTACATCTGCTGCAGCTGTTCGAGGTATGACCTTTAACATTATATTCTTAGATGAGTTTGCTTTCGTACCGAATCATATTGCAGATGACTTCTTTAGTTCAGTATATCCTACTATTTCATCTGGACAATCTACTAAAATTATAATTGTATCAACGCCAAAAGGTATGAATCACTTCTACCGAATGTGGCACGATGCAGAGAATGGTGAGAATGATTATGTGCCAACTGCTGTTCATTGGTCAGAAGTTCCTGGTAGAGATTCTGCATGGAGAGAACAAACAATTAAGAACACATCAGAACAACAGTTCAAGGTTGAGTTTGAGTGTGAGTTCTTAGGATCTGTTGATACTCTTATATCTCCAGCAAAACTTAGATCTCTTGTATATGAGAAACCATTAACATCAAATAGTGGATTGGATATCTATGCAGCACCAGTAGAAAAACATGATTACTTGTGTACTGTTGATGTAGCAAGGGGTGTCGGAGAAGATTATTCTGCCTTTGTAATAATTGATATTACAGAATTTCCACATCAAGTAGTTGCAAAGTATAGGAACAATACAATCAAACCAATGTTATTCCCAAATATTATATACGAAACATGTAGAGGTTATAATAATGCATTTGTATTATGTGAGGTAAATGATGTAGGAGATCAGGTAGCTGCTATCCTAAACTTTGATTTAGAGTATATTAATCTTCTTATGTGTTCTATGAGAGGTAGAGCAGGTCAAATTGTAGGTCAAGGATTCTCTGGTAATAAGACACAGTTGGGTGTAAAGATGTCAAAGACTGTGAAAAAGATTGGATCACTAAATTTAAAGCAAGTAGTAGAGTCCGATAAAGTACTATTCAAAGATTTGGATATTATTTCGGAACTGACTACCTTTATTCAAAAAAGTAATTCATTTGAAGCAGAAGATGGATGTAATGATGACCTTGCTATGTGTATGGTAATTTATGCGTGGTTAGTTCAACAAGATTACTTTAAAGAGCTTACTGATCAAGATGTAAGAAAGAAATTATATGAAGATCAAAGAGATCAAATTGAACAGGATATGGCACCTTTTGGGTTTATTAGTGATGGTACTGATGATATGTCATTCGTAGATCCAGAGGGAGATAGATGGTATACTGATGAGTATGGAGATAAGGGTGGAGGTATGGAATACATGTGGGACTACATGTAACTTTGCATGTAAGGTATCTTAATTTATAAATATTTTTAGATTAATTGAGACCTTCAGAGGGAAAAACATGACGCTAAACCTAGTTTCACCTGGCGTTAAGGTAAGAGAAGTCGATTTAACTATTGGTAGAATTGATGCTATCAACGAACAAGTCGGTGCAATCGCAGGCCCCTTTGAAAAGGGCCCAGTAAATGTTCCAATTTTAATTGAGACGGAACAAGATTTATTAAACACATTTGGAAAGCCTATATCTACAGACTCACAATATGAGTACTGGATGAGTGCATCTAACTATCTTTCTTATGGCGGTGTCCTAAGAGTGGTTAGAACAGATGGTAGTACTTTGAATAACGCAAATAATAATGATGCAACTGTAAAAGTAGAATCGTATGAAGATTATATTAATAATCATACGACAGATACTGGATGGAATTTTGCTGCTAAAGATCCAGGAAGATGGGCAAATAATTTAAAGGTTTGTACAATTGACGGATTTGCTGATCAAATAATTACTTGTGATACAACTGGATTAAAAGTTGGTTACGGTATTACTCAGACATTATCAGGAAAAGATACTGCTGGTGCTGGTACAACAAGTCAATTTAGTAGTGGGTTCCTTAGAGGTGTAATTACTAATATAGGAACAGGTAATATATCTGTTAAGGTTGTTGATCAAGTAACTGCTGCTGGTGTTTCTAGTCAAGTTGACTATAAGTTAGGTGGTGTTAATAAGTTTGAAAATACATCAACAGAAACCACAGATGTCAATACTAGCATAGGAGCAACAGTTGGTACTATTGATGATAATTTTGATGTTACAATTACTGGCATCACAACAGCGAATTTGAATGGCGATGCTTCAAAAGATCTTTTACCTGCAGATATAACAGGTGGAAGTCAAATCACAGTTACTGGAACTGGAGTTGGTGCAGGAACAACGGTTGTTGCTATAGGAGCAAGCACTGTTACTGTAAGTCAAGTTATTACAGTTGGTGCTGGTACTACTCAAGTGTTTACTTTCACTAAGGTAGCAACTGCAAGTACAACTTCTAATCCAATTAATGTAGTTAAACTAGATGGTACTATCGATACAGGTGCTGCAGAATCTGGTGCTATTAACTCAGCAACAGTTAAGGATTGGTGGAATGAGCAAAAACTATTAACCAGTGTCCAAGATGGTGGTTCAGATAACGTAACCGTTTACTGGAAATCAATTGCTCAAAGACCAGATACTACTGAGTATGCATCTCAAAGAAACAGTAAAAATGATGAAATTCACGTTGTGGTTGTTGACCATCAAGGTGATGTAACTGGAGTTTCAGGTAACATTGTAGAGAAGCATTTAGGTCTATCCAAAGCAGCTGATGGTAAGATTTCTCCATCAGAAAATATCTACTGGAAGGATTACATAGCAACTAAGTCTGAGTACATCTACGGTGGACATATTGGTGCTGGTCAAACTTCTGGACTTACTGGTACTGCTGGTGGTTATGCATATACTCAGAAGGGTATTGGTAACTGGAATACAAATGCACAAGGAGTTCACTTCTCTGTAAATGGAAACCAAACATACACATTATCAGGTGGAGAAAATTACACATCTGCTGGTGGAATGGATGCTAGTCTTGCTGATATCGTAAGTGGTTACGAGAAATTCAAGAATCAGGCAGAGTATGACATTAACTTCCTAATTCAAGGACCATCTGGTGGTTCTTCGATGCAGGAGTCACAAGCAAAAGCAAACTACTTAATATCACTTGCAGAATTAAGAAGAGATTGTATTGCTTGTATTTCTCCACATAAATCTGGAGTTGTAAATGTATCAAATACAGATACACAAACTGAGAATATTATCGATTTCTTTGATCCAATTAATTCTTCATCATTTGCTGTATTTGACTCTGGTTATAAGTATGTCTACGATAGATTTAATAATCAGTTTAGATGGCTTCCATTGAATGCTGATATTGCTGGTCTAATGTGTAGAACTTCTGTTAATCAGTATTCTTGGTTCTCACCTGCTGGTGCTGCAAGAGGTGCAATTAACAGTGCTATCAAGTTGGCATATAATCCAACTCAGGCACAAAGAGATCAAATTTATCCTAAGAGAGTTAACCCTGTTGTATTCTCACCTGGTGCTGGTATTGTTCTCTTTGGTGATAGAACTGGTCTATCATACGCTTCTGCATTCGATAGAATCAATGTTCGTCGTTTATTCCTCACTATTGAAGGAACAATCGAAAGAGCAGCAAGAGCACAACTCTTCGAATTCAATGATGTTATCACAAGGTCTAACTTTGTAAATATTGTTGAACCATACCTACGTGACGTAAAATCTAAGAGAGGTATTACTGATTTTGTTGTTGTTTGCGACGAATCAAACAACACACCTGACATAATTGATGCCAACCAATTCAAGGCTGACATCTTTGTCAAACCTGCAAGATCAATCAACTTCATCGGTCTAACCTTCGTTGCCACCAGAACTGGTGTTTCATTCGAAGAAGTCGTTGGAAACGTTTAATTAACTAAAGGCACAAATTAATGGCAAACCTAAACATTCCTGCAACGAGAGACAGAACCCTTGATGCTTTCAAGGGTAAGATGATCGGGGGTGGAGCAAGATCTAATTTATTTGAATGTGAAATTTACTTCCCTGATGATGCAATCCCTGCAGACACTACAAAAGACAATGTATCTGACAAAGTTAGATTCTTAGTAAAGGCAGCAGCACTTCCTGAGTCCACAATTAGCAACATTGACATTCCTTTTAGAGGAAGACAATTGAAAATTGCTGGAGATAGAACATTTGCTCCTTGGACAGTTACAGTCATCAATGACACTGATTTTGTGATCAGAGATTCATTTGAAAGATGGATGAACCTTATAAACAAGCATGAGGATAATGCTGGATTAACAGATCCAACATCATACCAAAAAGATCTATTTGTAAGACAACTTGGAAGATCTGAAGTTGCTGGATCAACTCCAATAAGTGCAGTACAAGTTCCTGTTCTTAAACAATATAGATTCTATGGTGCATTCCCAACTACCGTTTCTTCAATAGATTTAAGTTATGAGAATACTGATGCAATTGAAGAATTTACAGTAGAGTTCCAGTATCAATGGTATGATTCACTATCACCTGATGGAAGTACCCAATTAGGGACTGGTGCATAATCATAAATAGTGCTATAATAGTAGCAAAACAGTTATACAATGGCAAAGCTCTTTGGCTTTAAGTTACCAAGTGCTGGTGGATCCGACAAAAACAAAAATGTCGTTTCCCCAGTACCTTCTAACGACGAAGATAAATCAGATTTTTATATCTCCAGTGGATTCTACGGACAATACGTAGATATCGAAGGAGTATACAAAAACGAACAAGACTTAGTTCGTAGATATCGTGAAATGTGTCTGCATCCAGAGGCAGATAGTGCAATTGAAGATATTGTAAATGAAGCAATAGTTTCTGACCTTAATGATTCTCCCGTAGAAATTGAGTTATCAAATCTACCAGGATCTGATAAATTAAAAGATGCTATAAGAGAAGAATTTAAATATATTAAGCAACTCATGAACTTCGATAAGAAGTCTCATGAGATTTTTCGTACCTGGTATATTGACGGAAGAGTATATTATCACAAAGTAATTGACTTAAAGAAACCAGAAGATGGTTTACAAGAAATTAGATATATCGATCCATTAAAAATAAAGTTAGTAAGAAAGCAAGAAAAACTTGGACCTAACTATCAGTCACCAGTATATACTGATCAGTTAAATCAAACAAAAATGTTTGAAGCTCCCAAGCTTGAGGAGTATTACGTTTATAGTCCAAATGCTACTACAAAAAATAGTGGTAATGTGATGCTCCCAAATAGAGGAGATCAAAAGAGTGTTCAGATAGCAAAAGATGCAATTACATATGTCACTTCTGGACTTGTAGATAGAAATAAACAAACAGTACTATCATACTTACATAAAGCAATCAAAGCACTTAACCAGTTAAGAATGGTTGAGGATAGTCTTGTTATCTACAGATTATCTCGTGCTCCAGAAAGAAGAATATTCTACATTGATGTAGGTAATCTTCCAAAGATCAAGGCAGAACAATATCTGCGTGATGTTATGAACCGTTATAGAAATAAACTGGTTTATAATGCAGATACTGGAGAAATCAGAGATGACCGTAAGTATATGGCAATGCTTGAGGACTTCTGGTTACCAAGAAGAGAAGGTGGTAGAGGAACAGAAATCACTACACTTCCTGGTGGACAAAACCTCGGAGAACTTACTGATATTGAGTATTTCCAATCTAAACTTTACAAGTCGCTGAATGTTCCATCAAGTAGAATGGACAGCCAAGGTGGATTTAATCTAGGTAGATCATCAGAGATCTTAAGAGATGAACTTAAATTTACTAAGTTTGTTGGTAGACTTCGTAAGAGATTCTCTCAAATATTTCTTGATATGCTTAAGACTCAATTGATTCTTAAGAATATTATTACACCAGATGATTGGGATCATTTAGAAGAACATATTCAATTTGATTATCTTTACGATAATCATTTTTCAGATCTTAAAGAGAATGAACTTCTTAATGAGCAACTTGGTGTTCTTGCTGCAATGGAACCATATATGGGTAGATATTTCTCTACTGCATATGTAAGATCTAAAATTCTTAAGCAGACTGAAGAAGAAATTAAAGAAATTGATTCGCAAATTGATCAGGAGATTGAAGATGGTGTATTACCTGATCCTGCATCAATGATGGATCCAGAAACAGGTATGCCACTTGACCCACTTGCTAGCCAAAGTATGATGGGTGCTCCTGTAAATGGGCAAGAAGTTAATGGTAGTGCGACAGAAGTAAAAATGCCCAAGGGTGGAGAGATATAAATACTTTTTAGTTATTTTATGACACAATGCCAAATGATGATGTAATTAATGCATTACTTGATAAGGGAGCTTCTGCTTCTGAAGTAAGTGATCAGATAAAAGATTTACTTTTTGCAAAAAGTGCATCAAGAGTTGATGGTATGAAACCTAGCGTTGCCAACAGTATGTTTGGTGATCAGGAAGTAGAACCAGAAACTGATACTGAACCAAAAAATGAAGTTGAAAGTGAAGATGAACCTGAAACTAAAGAGGATCAAGAGGAATGAGTCAACGGATAAGATTAATTGGAACCCAAGAAGCAACTGGTGCTACTGCTGGTGCAGCAACTAGTATTGGTGCAGCAACTTGTGTTCGTTTATGCAACACTCATACTGGAGATGTTGTAGTAGCAGTTAGTGAAACTGTTGGTGCTGCGACATCACAATTTTTCACTATGACAACTGACACAGTTGAATATCTAGAAAAATCACCCACTGAGGTCATTTGGACAGATACATCAATTAAAGCTAATAAAGTAGGATTTTCAAATTAAAACGATGAAACTAATTACAGAAGAAGTCTCAAACGTTGAGTTTATCACTGAAGGTAAAGGTGCCAATAAAAAGATGTACATCGAAGGTGTATTTCTTCAAGGTGGTATAAAAAACCGTAATGGTAGAATGTATCCTGTGCAGACTCTTGCTAAAGAAGTTAATCGTTATAATGAAGCATTTGTTGGTAAAGGACGTGCTTTGGGAGAGTTAGGTCACCCAGATGGTCCTACAGTAAATCTTGATCGTGTATCACATAAAATAGTTTCACTCACACAAGAGGGAAATAATTTTAAAGGTAAAGCTCAATTGTTGAATACACCAATGGGTAAGATCGCATCATCTCTTATAGATGAAGGCGTGACACTTGGTGTATCATCTCGTGGTATTGGTTCATTAAGAGAAGATCATACTGGAGCAAAAGTAGTTGGTGAAGACTTTATGTTAGCAACTGCTGCTGATATCGTTGCAGATCCATCTGCACCTGATGCTTTTGTATCAGGAATTATGGAAGGAAAGGAGTGGATTTGGGAAGGTGGTAACCTTCGTGAACAGATTGCGTCACACACAAAAAGACGCATAAACACTCTAGTTAGTCAAAAACGTTTGGAAGAGCACAAGCTTGGTTTGTTCCAAGAGTTCCTTTCAAATATCTAACTTAATAAATAAATATAGTAAATTACTAAAGGTAATCGGAGTATTTCAAATGTCCCGTGGAAAAAAATTACAAGAAATGGAAGTAGACGTTAAGGAATCCAACGCTGTTACTGCTGGTGCTAACTCTGGTGATAAGGGAATGCCAAAGGCTGCCTCTAATGCATCAGGAGTTTCCACACCTGGCAATAGCGGTACTTGGGAAGACTTAGGCGGTCCATCTCCAGAAAACTATAAGACCGATGATGAGTCGGCTAAGTTAAAGACACCTGGTGCTACACTTAAGCAAGTTAAGGAT